GGCCGAAAAGGGAAAAATAGAAATGCCAAAACTCCCGAGAATGGGATTTTTGGATTGGATTAAAAACTTTATTGGTAATATTATTCTTGGATATTTTGCAGTAAGACTTGTAGATCAACTACCAAAATTAAAGGGAGTAATTTCTTTTATTGGAAAGGCATCTGATTTTGTTCTGGACATTGGCGGAAAACTTTTAGATGGATTGGTAACATTTATTGATTGGGGATACAAAGCATATGATGCTACCAGAGGATTCATGAAGAATCTATTTGGAGAAGGTGGCGTAAAACAATTTGATCAACTTTCTGGACTATTAAACAAATTTTTAAATCTTGCCATTATTGTTGGAATGATAGCAGCAAGTGGTAATGGATTTGGTGGTCGTGGGGGTGGGGGTGGATCAAGATTTAAACCAGGACAGGGGGGAAGACCAAGAGTAACAACAAGTGGAGGAAGAGGATTAAATAGACCTGATATAAGAAATCCTTTTAGAGAAAGACCAACAATAACTACAGGAAGAAGTGGTGGATTTCGTCTTCCCCAATTACCTGGAACAGGTGCAAAAGTTACAGGTGGTGGGAAAGGATTTCGTCTTCCCTCAGGAGCATCAAAAATTTTAGGCGTTGCTGGCAAATCTCTTGGTTATATTGCTTTAATACCGTTAGTTTTTGATGTTGTCGGTTCTATAAAAGACAGAAATTATAAGGATGCTGCAAGAACCATTATATCTGGTGGTTTGAGCATGGCAGTATTTAATGCAGTTTTAGGTGCCTCGGGTGCCGCTGCTGTTGCTGAAGCACTTTTTAGTGGTGGAACCTTAACCCCAGTGGCAATTGCAACTTTATTGGGTGGAGCAGCATTAGCTACTGGAGCTTCTGCTGGCACCAGTTATGCATCTGATGAATTTCTCAAAAAACTTGGATTGGAAGATAAACCCAAACGCATGGCAGGCGGCGGTACAGCAAAGGGCCAAAAAAGAAGAATTCTGAATACAAAGAAAGGAAAATATAAAAGAAAACTTGCTCCAAGAAAACCTGGACAAATTCAAATGCAACCAGGTGCTGATGTTGGTGGCGAAGATAAATTATTTGGATTATTTGACAATCCACTTAAAACGGCTAAAAATGCTATTGATATGATGAATCCATTTAAGGTGATTGAAAATACTGGAAAAGAACTTGGAAAGAGTGACTATTTTGGACCAATTCTTGCAATTACTTCCAAAATTCTTTTGGGACAAAAACCAAGTCAAAAAGATTATGAGAATGTTGGTCTTGGAATTAATCTTTTGGTTTCAAAGGGATTGAATGAAGGGCAATTAAAGGGGGGACTTGCTGCTGCATTTGCGGAAGGTGGATTTGTTGATCCAAAAGCATTAGATGCTATAAGTCAAGGTGGTGATATTACAAATTGGGTTGCAAAAGCATTTAGAGAATCAACAGAAAGTAATACACAAGAAACTTTAAGAGATATACAAGACAATTTGAGATTAAAAAAAGGAGAACCACCTACACCCACCCCAGGCACCGGGGGTCCTGGTGGAATTGGTGGCGAATATTCTCCAGAAGGACTTCAAGGAGACATATACAAGTATCTTCTTTCAAAGGGTATGGATGATACACACGCTTTGGGTCTTATGGCAAATATATCCAGAGAAAGTGGATTTAGACCTGGTGTTTTGGAAGAAGGTGGTGGAGGTGGAGTTGGATTGTGGCAGTATACAAGTGAACCACGCAGATCTAATTTCTTAAAGGCAGTTCCAGATTATAAAACAAATTGGAAAGCTCAAATTGATTATGCATTAAAAGAACCTGGTGAACCAGGGCAACAATATCTTTCTACAAAATTTTCTTCTCCACAAGAAGCAGCAGATTGGTTTATGCGAAAATGGGAAAGGCCTGATGAAAAAATTCAAAATGATAAAGGGCCCAAAATACATGCACAATATCTTTCTGGATTGCAGAAATATAGAACTCAAAAAGGATACAATATTCCTGGCAGTATGAATATTGCTGGAATGGATAAAGGTGGAGTTGGAGGTTCTGTTGCAGAATATATTACCGGAGATCCAAATACTCCATTTGGCAGATTTGATAGAGCAGGACATGGTACACCCGGAAATTATCATGATCATATTGCATTTAAAGATAGAAATACTGCAGTAAGAGCATATAATTTTTTCAAATCAAAAGGCATACAAGTAACAGAATTTAAAGGATTTGATTCTGTTGGTGGCCATGCCAATGGTTCACTTCATTACTCTGGATTGGCATTTGATGTTCCTGGAGCACAGTGGGGAGGTTCTGGTGCTATAGGATCAAGAGATTATGCTGGGTCTGGAAAAGTCAGAAAGACTTTAAAAGAATTTCTTGGAGGTTCTTCCAGTCCAACAATTGCAAAAGCATATGCAAAAGGTGGAGAAACCCTTGGAGGCCCCCACCTTGCAATGTTGGGAGAAAAGGGAAGAGAGATAGTTGTTGATGCTGATAGTTCTGGTCCAGCAAGAGACATGTTGCTTGCTATCAACCAAGCAAAAGATCACAAAGGAGTAATGAAAGCAATTCAACAATATGCTCCTTATGATGTAATGTCACCACAAACAATTGTTATGCCATCATCTGGAGGTGAAAGTGATTATGATTCTGAAATGGCTGGTGGCAGTGTTATGATGATGGATGGTGGTGGGGAGGATTCTTATGATCCATTTGATGCCCTGGAAATGGGTGGTTAAATAGAAATAGGAGGTAATATTAAATGGCAAAACAGATAATCTCAAAAAGTGCAGAACCGTCTTTTATTGAGAGACTGGATATTGTATCAAATAAAGATCAGAGCAAGACTGTAAGCATTACTGGCGGAACTATTCGTTTGATGTATTATGAAAGTATCATGCAAGATACTATAAAAGCAACTGTAACATTTACTGATTCTGGAAATGCAATTGATAAGAAAACTGTTCTTGAAGGATTGCCTCTTGTTGGACAAGAAAAAGTTTATGTAAAATTTAAAGATAATAATGATGAACAAATAGATCTAACTTTATATGTAAATAAGGTTACTCCTTTATCTGATGATACAACAAAATCCATGGTTCAATTGGATCTTGTATCTAAGGAGTTTATTATGAATGAGAAGGTAAGATTAAACACAAGATTTGATGGAAAAATATCAGATCACATTAAAAAAATTCTATCGGATGCCAATTATATTAATACTCAAAAGAAACTTGATATTGAAGAAACTTCTAATACCTATAATTTCATTGGTAATAATAAAAAACCATACTATGCAATGAATTGGTTATCAAAAAAAGCAGTTCCACAATTACCTGGAGCAGATGGAAGTACTGCGGGTTATTTTTTCTTTGAAACTTCAGAAGGATTTAAATTTAAATCAATTGATTCTTTGTTAAGTCAAGAAAAGAAAAAATCAATTCTCTATAACCAATCTCCCGATTCCAGAGGCGATAATCTTCCTGCAGGATATGATGCAAAAGCCTTAGAATATTCAAAGGATAATCGTGTTGATGTTAAAGAAAAATTAAAAATGGGAGCATTCTCAACCCGTACAATTTTATTTGACCCATTCAATTGTTACTATGAAGTTATCACGCCAAATGCAAAGGAAAAAGAAAAAGATTTGAAACTTGGTGGAAAAGAACTTCCTGTATTAAATCCTGAATTTAATAAAGAAGGAAAAAATAAAGATTTTTCAAGAACAACATATATGTTAATTGACAAGGGATCACTTCCTTCTGGAGATACTTCTCAGCAAATAGAAAAATCAAAGGACCAAAATTTTGATCCAAAGAAGATCTTAAATCAATCAATTATGAGGTATAATCAGTTATATTCTATTAAGACTACGATTACAATAGCCGGTGACTTTTCTCTACATGCTGGAGATGCTATCTTTGTAGATGCTCCAGAACTTTCTTCGGAAGAGTCCAAAGACGTAAGTAAGGAAAATGGAGGTCTATATATTATAGCAGATTTATGTCACTATATTTCTACAAAAGAAACTTATACTAAACTTAATTTGGTAAGAGATTCATTTGGTAGAATTGGTAATCACACATCTGGGAAAATGCCATTATGAGTAACAGGACTCTTCAACAACACATAGATGATGATAGAAATGAACTGGACAATTCAGATACAAATAGCCAAAGACGCCGCCATTTGGAAGATGAATTAACTTCATTAGAAAAATATCAAAGAAATCATCCAGAAGATAATCACGATCCATCATCATTAGAATTATTTTGTGACAATAACCCAGCAGCGCCAGAATGTAGAATTTATGAAAATTGATAAGTAATGGAAGGAACTGCATTATTTAATTCAGGATTTTTAGGATCATCATTTAATTGGTGGGTTGGTCAGATTGCTGACGATTCCACCTGGCGTGATAATATGCTGCCAGGAAAACATCAAGGTAAAGATGAGGTTCCTGGTTGGGGTCGTAGATATAAAGTCAGAATTATTGGTCTTCACGATAAAGAAGAGGAAACTATTCCCTCAGATCAACTTCCTTGGGCACAAGTCATGTACCCCATCACTGCTGGTGGTGGTCAGACAAATGCAGGTGAAACTTCAAGTTTAAGACAAGGTAATTTTGTATTTGGATTTTTCCTTGATGGTCAGGATCAACAAGTTCCTGTAATTATGGGAGTACTTGGAAACAATTCTCAGACTGCACTTGCAACAAAGATTGGAACAACAAAACAAAACTTTGCTGCAACAAGTGGATATGCAGAAGGAAAAGAACCTCCACAACAACAAGCAAAACCAAAAGTTCCTGATACTGGATTAACCACAAAAAAACCAACAACTCCAGAACAATCTGCAGAATGTGCTCCTGCCCCTCCTGGCGTTAAAGTTAATGAATTTGGTCTTCGTCCAGATGTGTCTTTAAGTAAGGCACAATTTGCAGACCAACAAAGTGGATTGCGAGAAGCAGAAGCAAGAGGATTAACAGGAACAAATAAAGCTGCATTTGTTCAACAAGCAGTTGCTAAAGGAATTAAAGATCGTTGCAAGTTTGCAAATTCTCCACAATCTGGATCAGCACCTGGAGCAACAATTGAACAACCAGATAATCCACACATCATAACTGCGGCTGATGTAAAAAGGCAAGAGTATTATACTAAAAAAATTGCATTAGTCAATCCTTGTGATATGACGGGATCAGCATTAAAGGCAATCAAGACAGTTATTGAAAATCTTACAAAAGATATTAATAAGTATTTGGCAGCAGCAAAAAGTTATATTGATGCAGTTTCAAGTACAGTATCATCTCTTAAAGATATAATTGCAAATGCTGCTTGTCAAATTGCAAAATATATGAAGATTATTTTTGATAAGATCTTTGAGTATGTTTTGAAGAAAATCAATAAGGCACTAGCACCAACTATTGATTTATTGTTTCCAAATCAAAGATATAAATTTAGTGATCTAAAAGAAATTATTAATAAAATTCTCAATGCAGTATACAGTAAAATTACTAATAATCTTTGTGGACAAATCCAAGGATTTTTAGATAAAGTTCTTGATAAAAGTACGCCAAGAGAAGTTGATCCAGATGAAGAAAATGATACTGCTGTAACTGTTCCAACAAATGGTACTACCACAGTTACTCCTATTTGTTCTGTAGAGGAATTGAGTGGAAGTATTATTGGGCAAAATATGAATGTAATGAATAAATCCGTTGATGATATTCTAGATAATATTAATAGTTTTCTCTCAGATATTCAGTCTGAATTGTCAGAAATTTCTGGTGCAATTAATAATGTTGGATCCATAATTGGAGGAATTAGTGGAAGTATTACTTCGGCACTGAGTTTTACAAATATTATCTTAAATATATTTCCAAGTGATTTGAAACCAAATTGTGCAGTATCAGATCAATATTCCATAGCTACTGGTGGCGGTGCGACTGAACAACCACAATTACCAAGACCTGCTGAAGTAGACGAAGCAGCGAAAAATCCCACACTATCAACTGCAACAGCAGCAGTGCCATTTAAAGAACCAACAAAATCAACGCCTGATGTTGATTTTAGTGACAAAGCATCTACAGCTGCAGAAAGAACACAGGTCGGTACAAATCAAACTCCTGGGTTTACCAGGATTGGTGGATAAATATCATTAACAAGAAAAGGATATGCCGACTAATTTATTTGGACCAAGATCTAAAGATGATATTAGAGTAGGATATATTTCTACTGATACTGGATATGTTACGGGGGTAACTATTTGTGAGGCAAATTCTTATGCTCAACAAAATCCAGGAACAACATTCATTTTTAGAAATGGTAATAATAATATTAAGTATTTGAATATTAATGAGGTTAATAAACTAACTCCAGATAGTCTTGTTTCCACTGCAAATAGTTGTGGTGGGCCTCAAACAGTTGTGGAATGTGGACCACCAATTATTAACTTTTCTGGTGGCGGTGGTGTTGGAGCACTTGGAAATGCTATTGTTGGTATTGACGGCGCAATACTTGCAGTAGATGTTATAGAAGGTGGATTTGGATATCAGTACGAACCTTTTGTGAATGCAAAAGATAATTGCCAAATCGGAAATGGTGCAGTACTCACTGCTGTTCTTGGAGAAACCACCGAGACGCTAGAAGAAACCTATGATAGTGAAGCAGACTTTGAAGAGTATGAAATATGCCCAGATACGACTGTTGGATATGGTAGAAATTGGGGCCCGAATGGAGAAGATCTGGGTCCTTGGGAACCAAGAACGTATACGGAAGTAAGTCAAGATCCAATTCGAAAAGAAATTGAAGAATATCAAAAAGCACTTACAGTAGGAAAAAATCCATTTTGGACGACAAGAAAAAATACACCAAAAAGAATTACATCATTAAGTCAATCATTTAGAAAGTATGATGTTACCGATGAACCATACTTGAAGAATAGAAGAGCAGAAGGGGTAAAAGATCCCGTTGCATGGAATGAATTTATGAATTCCTATACAATCTCTCCTGTTCCCCCATCAAATGTTTCTGGAAGTGATTTTGCAGGAAAAGTATTTACGTTTGAATGGGAAGATGAGTTTCCTCGTGATGGAGAATATGTTTTTAGAGGACTGTGCGATAATAAAGCAACACTATATCTTGATGGATTAAAATTCTTTGATCTTGGAGATTTTAATGGAGCCGTAAGTCCACAAAGAAAAACTTTGCAGGCAGGAGTTCATAAAATTAGAGTTGATTTGGAAAATTATCCCATTTATGAAACTAAAGTAATACAACCAAAAGTACCACCAAAAAAACTTCCTCCAGCACCGCCTCCAGAATTGATTGGTATGCTGCGGTTTTTTACAGCCGACTTTAGTGGTCCAGCATTAACAACTCATTTTTATACATCAGATCCAAATGATGAATTTATTCAGGAAAATGGATTTGTTCTTGAGGGATTGGCATTTAAATTATTTAAAAGTTCTGCCAATGTTCCTGGAACTGTAGATGTTTATCGTTTATTTAAGGGAATAATAGGAGATCATTTCTTCACAACATCTGGAGCAGAAAAAGGTTCAGCAGTACTGGATCAGTACATTTATGAGGGAGTTGTTGGAAAGGCATATTCGGAGCCAGGACCAGATAGAATTGAAGTAGTACGTTATTTTAGACCATCTACAGGAGAGCATTTTTATGTTACAACTATAGAAGATTCGCAACGTCCTGGTTGGTTAGCAGGTCTTGGATATGTAAGGGAGGGAACAGCATTTTATGCTCCAACTGATCCAACTGCCACACCAACTACTGAACCAGTTGCAAAACCAACATCAAATCCAATTCAAAATGCAAATGTCTTTAATACAGTAGATTATATTGATAAAGCAACTCGTCGTTTGTGGAGAACCAATCCAACAGCAACTGCAACATCAAGCATTATTGATCGTTATGGAATATGTCCTTTTGATACAACAACTGCAGAAGCACAAAACCAAAGTTATGCAGGAACTCATACAATTATATGGAACAATATCAATTTTCCAATAGATGGTGATTATAGAATTCAAATTGCGGTTGATGATAATGTAACTCTTTATATTGGCGATACTCAAATTAGAAAACAAGGATTTTTTCCAGGCACATCGACAGGTACTGGAGATCTTAATGAAATCTATCAATTTAAGGCAGGAAATTATACAATTCGTGCAGAACTAGAACAAATTCCAGGTTCTGCTTTGGCTAGAGGAAATCCAATGGTTCTTGCAGTCAATATTGAAACAACATACAGCACTCAACAAGTTGTTTCTCCAAAATCTTGGAATGATAATCCAATGGGAATATCAATTACAATTGATGCTCCTCCCCCAACTGTTCCAAAAGAAATCCCACCAGTTCAAACAGGAAGATGTCCTCCCAGTCCGATTTGGTCTACAAGATTTCCTGGTGCATCACAAGCATGGTATCCTGTTCGTTTTAATGTTCCAAATACTTGGAGCAAGTTTATGAATAGATATGCACTTTCGCCTGTCCCCCCACTAGACACTCCAGGAAGTGATCAAACCGAAGTTAACTTTTTAAATGATTGGAATGTTGAAATACCATATGCAGGATATTATGGTGTAAAAGGAACTGGAGATAATAGGGGAAGATTGTTGATTGATGACATAGAAGTAGCACAATTTGATGGATTTAACGTAGTCAACCCAAAATTAAAAAAAGTTTATCTTACTAAAGGTAATCATAAAATAACAACTGAAATTTTTAATTATTCAATTTTAGCAACATCTATAGTTAATAAAAAAATCTTTAGTACAAAAGATTGGATTGTAACATCCCCATCCCAACCAAAAACAGTTGATGTTAGTTTTAATATCTCTGTTGCAGGTGGGTTTGCAAATAAATTTGTCATTGATGATTTGGGGATATCTGTATCAAAAGTAAATGATAGAGGCCAAAGTAGTAAAAATGAAAACATTACAAAAAATGTTGAATATGGTAAAGTATATAAGGTAAAACTTTCTACTAGTAATCAAGGACAAATAAAATTAAGAACTCAGGGAAATAATGTATTACAGGCAGAAGATGATAGAGATTTTAATTGGAAAGATATTCAATGTACCACTAATATTGGAAGATTTTATGATTTAAATGGCGATGAATGTAAATTTGTTGTCGATAATGCCGGAGTATTCCCATCATTTAGCAGTGGTACAGTAAAGGATGAAGTGACTTATATTGGACCAACACCAATTGCATCTTATCCTCAACCAATTACTGGGAGAACTGAATTCATTTCGCCTGCATTTAGCAATATCTTAACACCAACAGATGAAATTCAAGGAAAAACTTGGATTATGAGATGGAGTAATGTTGACTTTCCTGAAGACGGACAGTATATATTAAAGGCGGAAGCAGATGATTTGGCAATTATTAGAATTGATGGCGTTGAAGTGGGAAGGGCTAAAGTAAATGAGGGGCAACGAACTACCAATTTTAATGCAACTAAAGGAAAACGAACAGTGGAGTTTGAGTTATCAAACATCTCCATACCAAATACATCATTCCAACAAAATCCAGTTGTTGTTTCCGTAGAGATCAGTAAAAATATAAATGTAACAACAAAAGCAAATATTCCGTGGACAACAAATCCAGTTGGAGTATCTGCAATTTTAATTCCTCCCCCTTGTCCCAAATTGGTTAGAGGTAGAGGTGTTGTAGATAAAGTAATTATAGAAGATCCAGGTGTTGGATACATACCACCAGTACCTGGTGGCAATGGATATCCTGTTATTCTTAAGCTTGCAGAAGTTTTTGTAGAAAATTCTGGAATCAATTATAATTGTGGGGTGGATCAACTTAAAATTATTCCAGATAATGGGGCAAAATTAAGTTATACTTGCAATGCTTTTGGAGTTATTGATGCGGTAAGTGTTGATAGTCCCGGTACTCCTTTTAATAGTTATCCAGAAATCACTCTTGTATCAGAAACTGGAGTGAATGCATTATTCAGACCAGTATTTGAAGTTGTAAGAGATCCATTGGATCCTACAATATCTCCAAATAATATCATTCAGGTTACTGATTTGGTTGGCCTCAAGCAAACTGGATATGTAGATGGAAGACCATATTATGGTGCTGTCTTCTATGAAAATGGACTTAAATATGCAGGATATTATAAGACAATTGGAGCACCAATTCGAATTTATGATACTCTTCAAGAAAGTATCACTGCGAAGGTCACCACACCTGCAAGTGCAATCGAAAGATCTGGTACTGATGTTACCAATAATGATCCAAGACTTAATATTCCAGGTACGCCAAATACCACTACATAGTAATACATTAGATATATTTTTTTACTAATGGCTACATCACAAAATCGTAATAATTCAAAACTGGGTACTCCCACAACATTGACTAAAGGTGGTGCTGCTGGTGGTGTTTCAAAAACAAACACTGCTAAACAAAATTATACTGCAAGAAGCGTTGGTAATGATCATGGGTCACTTACTTTTGGTGCTATTCACAAACAAGGTGATGTGACATCAGATGTAATGCTTCAGGCAACTGATGGAAGGCATGGCATTATTTTAGATAAAGACGGTTCTCGTAAAGGATGTACACAAATCACTGCTCCTGGTAGAATTACTATTGATGCAGGTGAGGATAAAAAGGAAGCAGAAGATACATTGATGATTCATTCTTGGAATGGAAATATTTGTATCGTTGCAAGTAATGGAAAACTTAGATTGCAAGGAACTGATATTGAATTAGTTGCTGTTGGTGAGGGTGGTTCCAAAGGAAACATTCGCATGAAAGCAAGTGAAACAATTGAACTTGATGGGAAAAAGATCATTGGCAATGCAAAAACTTTGTGTAAAATGGTTTCCAGTGGTAAAGTAGAAATGGCAGCAAATACTTGTATGAATATATACGGATCATTAATCAGAAATACTACCGATGCCGTTGCAAATAAAGATGGTAAGAATGGTGGTCAACTTCTTCAAAATTTACAAAATCTAACAAGTTAAAAGTAAAATGGCAAATTCTTCAGATGATATTTCAACTGGAAGACAGTTGATGGTTGGTGCAGGACAACCTCCTTGGATGGGGATTGGTGCAGCAGCTGTAAGAGGTGCTGCATTTGTTGAAGGTCCTTTATCAATTGGAAATGCAACAGAATTTCCTGGTGCATATGCAACATTGATGGTTGGTCCGTTGTCAAATGGTGATGCAATAAAAGTTCCTGTTGCTGGGGCAAATTGTGGTCAAAATTTTTCTCCTTATTCACTTGTTGTAAGTGGTGATGCAGCAATTTTTGATAATCTAAGTGTCAGTAGTAATGTGATTGCAGGTTCTGATATCATTGCTCAGGGAGAAGTTAGGTCAAGATGTGGATCACATATCTTATCTGCTAAAAAGAACTTTGATATACCTCACCCATCCAAAGAAGGGTGGAGACTGCGCCATACGTGCCCAGAAGGTCCCTCAAACGATGTTTATGTAAGAGGAAAGGTTCTGAACCGAAATGAAATTCAACTTCCTTCTTATTGGAAAGACCTTGTTGATTGGACAACAATTACTGTATCACTAACACCAATTGGTGCTCATCAAGATGTGATTGTAAAAAGAATTGATGAAGATAAAATTTATCTCCAATCAAAAGGTAATATGCCCATTCATTGTTTCTATCATATCTTTGCTGAAAGAGCGGATGGTGAGAGATTGATTTCTGAGTATCAAGGAGAAAGTCCTGCAGATTACCCAGGCAATAATAATGAATATTCAGTTTCTGGATATCATTATGACACTAAAGGAGAAAACTAATGGCTGAATTTTTTATACAAAACGAACAGAATGGAATTCCAAATTGTGCGGATCAAAGTCCATATGGAATTCCATCTAGTAGATTTGACTATATTTTAAAATCATTAACTGGCGATGATGATTATCCATATGATGCTTGCACTCCATATCTTCATTATAATGTAAGAGTTGCAAACTTAAGAGCAGATGCCCAAATTCTTGCTCCAAATTATCGTGGAGGTAATTTTTATGGAACCTTTTATGGCACACTAAATGGAAGAGCAACGGGCAATAAATCATTTGATATTTCACATCCAACAAAAAATGACTGGAGATTGAGGCATGTTTGTTTGGAGGGTCCAGAGAGTGCAGTATTCTTCAGAGGTCGCCTAACCAATTCAAATGTAATTGAACTTCCAGATTATTGGACTGGACTTGTTGACCCAGAAAGTATTACAGTTTCTCTAACTCAAATTGGATATTCTCAGGACTTAATTGTTGAAAAAATTGAATGGGGAAAAAAAGTTTTAATTAAGTCTGGAACCGGAGCAAATGTTGATTGTTACTATTTGGTTCATGGAACAAGAAAAGATACCGAAAAATTAATTCCTGAATATGAAGGAAAAACCCCAGCAGATTATCCAGGAAATAATGATCTTTATTCCGTTGCTGGTTATCATTATGATGTTCGTAATATAGGAGATATTAACCTATGATTTTTACTAATAGCCCCAAATCCCAATTTGTTTATAATGACCTATCGGATGAGCAGTCAAGACTTCAAAAAGCAGTTCAAAGTAATTATACAAACACTGGAGTTACCTCAACATCAGTAGGTAATTACAAAGTTCCTTCTGCAGCTTTAGATCAACTTGCACTTCAAAAACTTGTAGTGATTAATAGTAAAAAACTAGAAATTTCTACAATTACTACCAATAATTTTAATACTTATTCCAGTTCTTGTGGTGCAAGTGGATGTGGTATAGGTACATCCACAAGTTTTTCTTCGTCGGTTATTGTAGGAACTTCAAAAACTACGGTTGGATATACTTGCGGAGTTACAACTTATTATGCAGGTAAAGCAGAAGTTCGTCAAGATATTTTATGTGCATGGAATTTTCCAGTTTTAGAAACTGTAAATTCCTCTGCAGAATTCTATACAGATGGAGAAACATACACTCAAGTTACCTCTGGTAATTTGGGTATTGGAAAAACTTCAGTTCTTTGTAGTGACACAAGCGATCTTTCAGGGTTGCAACCAACAGCAACATTAATTGGGTATTATTATCCAATTGATCCATCTGCTTCTGGCCCAGGATGTGCTGGTGCAATCTCTTCTGTTACATCCATTACAAATGAAATTATAACTTTAAGAAGTGAAATTAATTCTTTGACTACTGATATTAATACGATAAAAGATGAAAAAACAACATATCAAATTGATCTGTGGTATGAAAATAAGGCAACTAATGATTTTAATAATCGGTCAACTAATCTTGGAAATGCAACTAGTACGATGACCCAGTATCAGCAGGTAATTGCCGATTATGAAGCAACCACTTGACAATGCCCTCTAGGTGCCCTATAATACCTAGGTAATCAAACGAACCGCGAATGACTTTTGAACTTCAAGAAGACGAGTATCTCACTCGTTGTGTGGTGAATACGACTGCCCGCACCTTTAGTCTTTATTCTAACACAGGAGACGAAAAGGTAGTATCGTGTGATACAATGGATGAGTTTATGAATGTTCTTACGTTCGTTCGCAATACGATTGGCGAGGGTGATGAACTTGTTTATGCCGATCCTCTGACTGCAGGTTAATGCGTCCAGAAACAAGAACCTCAATGGAGATGTTGTTTGCTTCTAAATGGAACTTGCCGCAAGCAGCAAAACATGCTAATCTAACTTGTAAGGAGATGAAGATTACTTTTAACGAATACTGTAATTTTCATCCACCTACTTATCAATTTGAAAGGAACAATCAACTCAAACTTTTTTGAGTTTTTCTGCCCGTGTAGCCCAGCGGAAGAGGCACAAAACTTAAAATTTTGCAAGCGACAGTTCGAATCTGTCCACGGGTATTCCCTTCTAAATATGCAAAAGGGAAATCAATATGGGATACCGAATTGAAACAGCATATTGCTGGTACAACAAAGAAACTCAAATTATTTTGATGTACTTTATCAATCACATCCCATTTACTTTTGATGAACTTCCTGACTTTGTGATGGAAGATCCTGAAATCATCAAAAAAGCAGATCAACAACGTCGTTGGAATCCAGAAGATCTTTACCGAACTTCCTTTTATCTGATAGACGAAGAAGCACATCCGATGATCTTTGAAGTTGATTTGGAAAATCCAGAGGCACTTCCTGTGGATTAATTTTGCCTCTAAAGCATTGTGGTGATGCACCGCTCTTGTAAAGCGGAGACGACAGTTCAATTCTGTCTAGAGGCTTGAGTTCTATACTCCAATTATGTCACTTATTTCACAACAAGATAGAGATCTTGCTATTGAAGCATTAAATTTCTACCTCTTCAGTAAAGGTAATGATTTTACTGAAGCAAAGAGAGCAGAAGTAAATGCTCTTCTTAACTGGATTAAATTGGAAAAAACCAAAAATGAATATTAAACTTTGGTATTGCGAATCAATGAAACTATGGCGTTGGACTTTAACTGATGATTCTCGCACAATCATCAAACAAGAATCTGGACAACAACCAGACTTAAGAGATGCAATGAATGATGTAGCAACTACCGTGGAATATATGTTGGAAACCCGACAAATTCCATGAGTAAAAGTGCTTACTTTATAGATAAAGTTGGTAAGAATGAAATCAAAGATTTACTTTATACCTATCACTATTTAAAAGATGAATCCAAAGATTTTAAATCTGGTTTCAACTATGGACTTTTTAGATCCACATTCGAATGCCCTCTTAATATTGGCGGGTGTCTTGGTACTTGCGTTTTTACTAATCTCCCAGTTCCAGAAATTGCCGTAAGTGCATTTGGTCTGGAGAGACATCAACAAGATGGACTTTATGAACTCTCTAGACTTTGCATTCATCCAGACCTTCAAAAAGAAGAATATAATATTACATCCTGGTTTGTAAGTCGTTGTATCAAGAGGTTTAGAAAAGATGCCCCAGTTCGTGCTATTCTTAGTTATGCTGACTCTAATCACCACACTGGAGTTATATACAGAGCTTGTAATTTTAAGTATTACGGGTTAACCGCACCAAAGAAAGATTTTTACTATGCAGATGGCACAAAACATTCACGAGGTAGTGTTCGCGGCATTGATGGTCAGTGGTGCAATCGCAGCCGTAAACATCGCTATCTTATGGTATTCGATAAAACGCTGAACCTCTTGTGGAAAGAAGAAAAGTATGGTAATATATAAATGGCGATACTGATTAAACCCCTTCCGTGTGCTTCATAACCTCCTTCGGGAGGTTTTGTTGTATGATAAATAATCCATAACGGAAACTATAGATTTAATAAGATGGGTCTCTCCAGATTAGATAATTTTTTGAAATCGGTTCGCGGTACAATCATATATGTTGATCCAAATAGTCTTGATGCTACAGATAGTATTGAGAACCAAGGAAATTCATTAACCCGTCCCTTTAAGACAATTCAAAGGGCTCTGATTGAAGCATCAAGATTTTCATATCAGAGAGGTCTGAATAACGATAGATTTGGTAAGACTACAATTCTTCTATATCCCGGAGACCACATTGTTGATAACCGTCCAGGATGGATTCCTGATGGTTCAAATAATTACAGACTTAGAAATGGAGCACTATCAACAGATTTTCCTGCATTTGATCTAACAACAAACTTTGATGTTAATACTCAAGATAATCAACTTTACAAACTGAATAGTATTCATGGTGGTGTAATTGTTCCCCGTGGTACTTCAATTGTTGGTCTTGATTTAAGAAAGACTAAGATTCGTCCTAAGTATGTTCCCAACCCAGAAAATGATAATATTGAAAGATCAACAATCTTTAGAATTACTGGTGGATGCTACTTCTGGCAGTTTTCATTATTTGATGCTGATCCAAACGGTCAGTGCTATATTGATTACACAAACAACTTATTTGTTCCAAACTTCTCTCACCATAAACTCACTTGTTTTGAGTATACTGATGGAAGAAATGCTGTAAATATTAATGATACTTTCCAATCATATTCAACAGATCGTACTGATTTGGATATGTATTATGAAAAAGTTGGATTGGCTTATGGACAATCATCTGGTCGTGCAATTGAACCAGATTATCCATCTTCGTCTATTGATATTCAACCTAAGATTGATGAATATCGTATTGTCGGACCAACTGGTGGTTCGGTTGGTATTACAAGTATTAAGTCAGGTAATGGCGTAACTCCAACAACAACGATTACAGTCACAACTTCTTCTGCAGTAGATGGTCTGGATGTAGATACTGCATTCCGTGTTGAGGGTATTACTGCATCAGGTTATAATGGTCAGTTTGTTGTTACTGAAAGATTAAGCGATACTCAGATTACATATCAGGTTCAGAATGCACCAGCATCTGCACTTCCAAGCGTCACAGGAGCAACACTATCATTAAGTTCTGATACTGTTACCTCAGCATCTCCATACATCTTTAACATCTCTCTGCGTTCTGTTTATGGAATGTGTGGTGTTCTTGCTGATGGCGATAAGGTAGAAGGATTTAAATCTATGGTGATTGCCCAGTTTACGGGTATTGGTTTACAGAAAGATGATAATGCATTTGTTGTATATAACTCAAGTAGTGGCCAATATGATGATACTACTGTTGCAGGAAATGAGACAATTAGTAATAATTCAAGTGCAGTCTTTAAACCTTCATATAGAAACTTCCATATCAAGGCTATTAATGATGCCTTTATTCAGAACGTTTCAATCTTTGCAATTGGTTATGCTGAGCACTTTGTAGTAGAAAGTGGTGGTGACTTCTCAGTCACAAACTCCAACTCTAACTTTGGCGCAAAATCACTTGTTGCATCAGGTTTCCGAAGAGATGCATTCCCACAAGATGATCTCGGCTACATCACTCATATTATTCCGCCAAAGGAAATTACAACTGTAGAAAATGCAATTGAATTCAATTCACTTGACGTAAGCAAAACTGTTGGTGTTGCATCAACAGGACATCTTTATCTTTACAATCAAACAAACTCTGATGTTGCACCAGAAAATGTTCTGGAAGGTTATAGAATTGGTGCAAGAGAAAATGATTTACTGAAAGTTCTGATCTCAAACGTAGGAGTTGTAACAGAATTTACTTCTCGTATTGTAATGCCAGGTTCTCAGTCAAGTTCTGAGAAAAAGTTCTATGTAAACAGAAGTACCGCAGGTATTAATAGTATTACCAGCAATACACTTTCATTAACTCAAAGTCATAGTCTCTTTAATGGAGAATCCATTCGTATTTTAAGTGATAGTGGTCAAATTCCTGATGGACTAGCACCAAATACTGTATATTATGCAATTACAAATTCTAATACTTCGAGTGGATTAACAACCACTACTCAGATTAAAATTGCAAAGACACAAAATGATGCAATTAATGCTACTGCAATTTCAATCAATAATAAAGGTGGACTTTTAAGTGTTGTAAGTAGAGTATCTGATAAGAATTCTGGAGATATTGGCCACCCAATTCAATATGATACTACCAATTCTCAGTGGTATATTAAAGTATCAACTGCGACAACTGATAATACAATTTATTCTCAAATTGTAAGTCTAGGAACAACTTCACTTGGATCTGCAACACCAAGAACTTATATTTCACGTAAACAAGACAATAGAAACTCGACAGATACAATTTACCGTGTAAGATATGTAATACCGCAATCTGCAGGGTCTGTTGATGCAAGACCACCAAGCGATGGATTTATTCTTCAAGAATCCAATACATCAATCGGATCAACAACTGGCGAAATTGTAACCTACTTTGGTAGTGGATCTATTAGTAATGTAAATCAACAAAGAAACTTTAGATTTATTGCTGATGCAAATTGGGTTGGTTCTACTGCAAATCTGATTACAGAACTTCCACACAATCTTTCTGTTGGTTCTATTGTTGAACTTGTAAATGTCAAGAGTTCTGCAAATACAACAGCAGCAAGTAATAGCGGATTTAATGGTACTTATACTGTAACAGGAATTAGTAGTGCAAAACAATTCTCTGTTGGTATCTCTACAAATCCTGGTACATTCACTAACGACACTTCTTCAAGAACAACTACTCTTCCATATTTCAAGAGAAAAAATTATACAAATACTTATTATGTTTATAGAAGTCAGGAAGCACAAAAATATATCAGTGGACAACAAGATGGTGTCTATTACTTAACTCTTGTTAATGCATCAAATGCACCAACAGTTTCGCCATTTACCGCTGAAAAATATACACAACCAGTAAAAGAACTTTATCCACAAACCAACCGCGATAATCCAGTTTCTGATCCAGATGCAACAACTTGTTTTGCATCATCATCAACGATTGGTGAAGTTGTTGTTGATGATGTTCGTAAGAGTATTACAAAAGAAACCCTTACAAAAGTATTAAAAGATATTGATGTTGGTATTGGTATTACTAATATTGTATCAGCATCATCTACAACTCACACAATCTATACATCAATTGACCATGGCCTGAATAGAATTACTGCAGTCAGTATTGGTAACAGTGGTGCTGCTTATGGTTCTGGTTCTGGTGGAACTCTCTATAATGCAAAACTTGTTGGTCTTGCAGGTTCTACAACAGGTTCTTATGCAACTGCTAAACTGACATTGAATGCATCAGGTAATATTACTGATGTCAAGATTATGGATGGTGGTAGTGCCTATGGCATCGGCAACACACTTGCTGTTGTTGGCGTTGCAACCACAACTGGTTATTCGCAAGGATATGTAACTGTTACTCAAGTCTATAACAATGTTGGCGATACTGTTAGAGTTTCTGGCGTATCCTCAATTGCATATCAACCAGTTAATGACTTGTATAGAATTACAAGTGTTGCTGTTGGTGCCGCAAAGAGTTTTGCAGTTTCTTCTGCATCTTCAATTTCAGTCAGCCCATCAACGGGAATTGGTGTCACAGTTACTGCAAATGCATTTACCTATCTTACAGGAGAATCAATTCGTATCAGTGCATTGACTTATACTAACACAACTGGAATTGCAACTGTTACGACAACCAATAGACACGGATTAAAGGTTGATAACAAGGTTCGTTTCACTGGTGCAAATCAAAGTGTTTATAACGGCGACTTTGTTGTTAAGGAAAATCTCAGTCTCAATTCATTCTCTGTTACAATTGGTGTTACCACATCTGCTCCAACAGCAACAGGAACTCTCTATGCATATCGTGAAGGTGTAACATCTAATGGTGGGGTGATTACAAGAGAGGATGAAAACCTGAATGGTAGAATGATTACCAATTATGCAGGAATTACAACTACATTATCAGCACTGATTGCTGATGCAACTACCGAACAAATTAATATTCAAGGAATTGCTAATCTTGATATTAACATTGGTGATTACTTACAAATTGATGATGAAATTGTAAGAGTTAAAACAACTGTTCCAAGCACTGCTGCCAATCCAATCTATGTCTTCCGTGGTGTACTGGGAACGCGAGCAGTTAATCATGCAATTAACTCTGTTGTAAGAAGAATTGCGGTTAATCCAGTTGAACTTCGTAGGCACTCAATCATTCGTGCATCAGGACATACATTTGAGTATGTTGGATTTGGTCCTGGTAACTATTCAACTGCATTCCCAGATAAACAAGACCGTCAGATTTCTGCAGTAGAAGAACTTCTGGCTCAATCAACCAGAAGAGATGGTGGTATTAACTTCTATACTGGTATGAATGATAAGGGTATCTCATACTCTGGTAATAAAAAGTTAAGTACAGTTACAGGTCAAGAAGAAATCTTTGATACCCCTGTTCAAACTGTTACTGGCGAAGACATTGGTTCTTTCCCTTCTTTGAATGTTATCAATCCTGTTGAAGCAACATTCAGTCGTTCTATTCGTGTTGAAGGTGGTTCTGATAACAAATCAATTTCAGAATTCAATGGACCAGTTGTATTCAGTAACAAAGTAACCTCAACTGCATCAGGGGGTATTGAGGCAAACTTACTGTTCTTACAAGGTGATGCAACAGTTTCAAGAAAGTATACGGTTGGAATTGCAACTCCTTCTCTTGCTGGTAACCCAGGTGATGTAGTCTATTATGAAAGACCAACGAAGGGTGGATATCTTGGATGGGTTTATACAACTGATAATGACTGGTATCGTTTCGGTGCAGTCAGTCTGGACAAGAACTTAAATATTGGCCTTTTTGATCAAGTTGGAATTGCAACCACAAGTCCTGGAACTAATCTTCTTCAAGTTGGTAGTGGATCCGCATTAGTTGCTATTACTACAAGTGGTGGTGTTGGTCTCGGAACCACCGCAAATCAATTCAAATTGAATGTAAATGGCAATACAAATATCATTGGTACTTGTTATGCATCTTACTTCTCTGGTGATGGTAGTGCATTAACAAATCTGAATGGATCTGGATTTGGTTGGACACAAATCAGTGGTGGTCTTTACAATACCAATTTAAATAATGTTGGTATTGGCACATCAGTTCCAAGATTTAATCTTGAAGTTGGTGCTGTTGGAACGTCTGCAACATCTCTTTATGTAAATGGTCAAGCAAAATTTGTTGGCATCATTACTGCAAATAATGTATTTGTAAGTGGAATGATGACTGCAATTGGATTTGACCTAAAATCAACATCAGGTCAAATTACTGCAGGTATTGTTACCACAACAACACTTGTAGTTGGTAGTGGTGGAACTACGATCACAACCAGTGGTTCAAACGTTGGTGTCGGTACACTTACACCAAGAGCAAAACTTGATATTGAAGGTTCTGTAAGATTTACATCTTATTTTGAAGTAGTTCAGGCAGTCACGAGTTCTTCAGGTGTTGTAACAATTGATCTTTCCAAGGCACAGACATTCACACTTGCTCCGACAGAAGCAGTAACATCATTTACATTACTAAATCCACCAGCAGGATCCACTGCATTTACACTTAAGATTGCTCAAGGTTCTACTGGATACTCTGTTGGAATTGATACCTTTAGAAATTCTGGTGGAACAGCAATTCCTGTTTACTGGGCTGGTGGTGGTGTTGTTCCGAACGTAACAACCACAGCAAACCGAACTGATATCTACTCCTTCAAGATATTTGATGGAACGAATATTACGACCGATGGAATGTTTGGTATTGTTGGAGGACAGAACTTCCTATGATAGATAATAATCTTTTCCGCGAAACTTCCACAAATTTTGAATTAAACGGTCCAACTTTATCATTCACCACACAACCTGTGGGAGTTGCAACTACTAATGGTGGATCTGCAACTTTTATTGGAATTGCGACTGCTACCTTTTCTCAGGCAGCATCAAATAGCGGAAGTATTGTTTATCAGTGGTATGATCAAAATGGTGCCATATCAAATGGAACTTATGTAACTGGTGCAGCAACAACTACATTAACAATTAGTAATCTTGTAAGTCCAACAGATCATAATCGTCAGATTTATTTGCAGGCAGATTATGTGCCATCAGGTGTCACTGGTAATGCACTGAATGAACCAGCAAATTCAAATATTGGCATAGTAACTGTCTACCCATCACTGAGTATTACAACTCAACCTGTAGAAACAACAAGCGTACAAAATGTAAGTGCTACTTTTAGTATTGTTGCATCTGCCACAGATACTACTCAAGGAAACTTAACTTATAAATGGTATTCTGATGGTGTAGAACTTACTGATGTTTCTCCAGTAAGTGGTTCAAGCACACCAAATCTTACAATAGCATCAAGTGATCTTGGAACTAAAGTAATTAAATGTATTGTAAGTCATCCGACAGCAGGCAATTCTCCAGTATCATCAAATGAAGTTTATTTCAATGTCATATATCCAAGACCAGGCATTACTGTTGAAAACTATGATACAACAACATCAACTGCATCAGTAAATTTTTATGATTTGCAAGTTTCTGGGGCTTTAACTTTACTTGCACAAAATAGAACAAGTGCAACCAGTCTAATCTCATTATATGCATCAGAAAAAGATACTGATGTGGAAATGGAAATCTATGGTGGATCTGGTGCCAACGTTGGATCTTATAGTGGTGGAAAGGGAGGATATTCTAAACTTAGATTTACAATGAAGAGAAATGAAGAATATACGATTGCAGGATTGGATGCAGTAACAAATTGTCCCTTTGTTTATCGTAAGGGTTCTTTGATTGCAGTTGTAGGAAAAGGGGGAGATGCTGCAACTGGTGGTAATGGTGGAGATGGTGGCGGAGTTAATATTTCAGGAACATCTGGTGGTGGTAGAGGTGGCGGTGCTGGTGCTCAGGCAGTTTCAGGAACTTTGCCTTCCAATGGTATTTTTGGATCATCATCAAATTCAACTGCAATTAGCCCAGATACAAAGGCAACAGGACAAAATGGAGGAAGAACCATTCCTTGTCCGAAAGGAAATTATTGGATATCTAG